ATGGTCGTCCACGGATGCGCTGAGTATAAGCATAAGTTGTGGGATTACAGGCGCGATGAAGCGTACATAAAACATTGGTGGGGAGGGGTTGAGTACCATGTAGATACCTATAAGCTCGACCATATACGCGCGATAGTGGGTATCACCCCCGTTTGCATAATTTATGGACCTGTCGCCTGGTTATTTCCGGAGACCCCCATAGTCCGCTTGGAGCCATTGGAAGCCGCTTTTAACACCATCAGCCGCTTCGAAGGATGCAATGTCATCCACTCCATAGCCGACAATGGTTCATTCTTCGCCACTGATATATCACATCAAGAGTTGCTAAGCTTGGCGACGCGCCGTTGCGAAAAGACACAAGGAAAACCCTTAGCCCTTTACGACACCAAGACGTCGTTGACAGAGGGTAGTTTGTGGAGTACTCCTGAATTTGCTCATTCTAGAAATGGTGACGCCAAGACGCTGGTGCACCGATACGTGAATGCCAGGTGGCATCTGATGACCATGCCGCGTTTAGTCGCCGCAGGTTTTCGAGACACCACCACGTACCACCCAGCGTCAACCCCACCCGATGAGCCGATCAAAGCGACAATGACAGCCCGTTTTCCATGCCTGTACGGACCAGAAAGCCACAGTCTAGCCCCTGCCAAATGCAGAGAGCAAGACGTCGCCACTGTTAAAACACGCATCACAGACCTCCACAATTCCACAGCAACACCAGGCAACATCAAGAAATACATGACAGAATTTGTCCGTTTCTTGTTAGAACCCAACGAACTGGTGCCTTTTGATGTTGCCGCGGTTCAAGCCCTCCAGGATCGTCCCAGCCAAAGGGCAGGTTTTGAACAGCGCGCAGCTGTGATGGACGTGGAGATGCCGGCCAAACCTTCAGCATTCATGAAGAAGGAACCTGTGGCCGATGGGAAACCCGCCCGCAACATTACTACCCTAGATGCTGTATACCGCACACAATATTCACGGTACACCTTGCCACTGGCCGCCGCCTTAAAACGGCACCCGTGGTACATAAGTGGCCGGACACCGTTGGAGATAGCAAACGCAGTCCACGGCGCAGTGTCGGCTAGTAGTTGCGTCCAAGAATCAGACTTCAGCAAGATGGACGGGACGACGCCCATCATGACCACTGAATTGGTCGAATTAGCGTTAAAACGCGGATTCAACAGCGTAGACGCCGCTGAAGCAAACAGACTGAATCGCCTCACGTTGAACATGAAAGTTCACACGTCAGAAGGCGTGAGCTACAACACAGGGGTCGGCACCTTATCCGGCCGCCCTGATACGTCAATCCGTTCAACACTAACGAACGGATTCTTAAACTACTGCGCGAACCGCATGCGCTCAATGCGTGCGGAGCTGGCGTGGCAGAAACTGGGACTATACAGCGGAGACGACGGGCTTACACCAGACGGATGCTTCGACACCTTCCAGCGTGTCTGCAAGTCGGTCGGATATAAAGTCAC